GGGGGAACTGTGTGCTTTCTTGTGATTGAACCACCACAGTTCCCCCGGCTTCATTTCTTGCTGTTCGCCCTCAACGTAGAACGAGGACGTACCTGAGAGGCACACGTGGAATCGCTCATACCGATCTGCGTACGGCCCTTCATTGACATGCTCTGCGATATGCCCATGCGGAGCCAGCTTCACCAAGATCACCCGCCCGACTTCCGGTTGCTCCCCGCAGCCGATGTGCCGGAGTACCGACTGAAACAAAGGGCCAATCTCCGGCGTGAGATCCAGCAACGATTCAAGCAAGTCCTCACTCTCTAGGCAATAGAACCCACCGGCAGGGCTCTGATCCGTCGCCCATCGCAGATAGATCGTCTCCGTGTCTGTGTGCGCCGAGCCTGGATAGTGCTGCCGCTCCGTGTGCTCGGTCCAGAGCGCCGGATTCGCTGCCAACTTGCTCAGCAACGGCCCTACGTCGAGCCCTTCGGCGATTAGTTTGAAGCGTTCAGACATGAGGAACCTCCTTAATCGGCACGCCAAGAATTGATGTTATTGCGAAGTTCTGTTCAAAGGCTATAAGCCTGCATGCTTCGATGTTTCCCTTGAGCATGATGATTTCATCAGGTTGAACTTCTATTTCGCGGAGGGCATCATTGCGCGATACCACCGCATATTTAAGTTTGATTAGATCTGCGATGGATTTAACCTCTTCTCTTTTGCCTGTTCGAGTAATAGCTACCATCACTCATCCCCTTTCATTCTTCCCTCTCCGCCCGACCAGAGCCGTAGTAGTTTTCATCGGGCTCAGTCTTGGCGTGGTGGCTCCGGTTGTCGATCCAAGAGATCCCCGTCTTGGGCGCGACCGGTTGCGCAAAGGTGAGCACGAAGGAATCCCACACGTCCGGCGATTCCCCAATGATCCGCTTGGCTTGATCCTTATCGCTGATACAGAACACGCCGTCTTTAATCCAATACTCAGTGACCGTCGCCTCGCGCTGGATCTCCGGCATGTCCGGCAATGCTCCACCGGCCTTCACCCATTCCGCCGCCAAGTAGTGCATCTCGGTACGTCGGTTCTTGTAGCGCCGATCTGCGGCATTCCCCCCGAAGTTCACGCCGATCGCGTTATAGCCCGAGGCCACAATCCCGTCAATGATCCCCTTCCCCCACCCGCCCGTATCGTCTACAAACATGCAGTCGCAGCCCCATTTCTCGAAGAACTCACAGGCTTTGGTGACAACGGTTTGCGTCCAGTTTCGCTCTTGCCGATTCGGGCGCATGATGACTGGCTTAAACGCCTCCGGACCTTGACGCGGGAAAAACGAGGTACGTGCGCCGCCATCGCTGCCGGGATCCAGCCCGACGATCTTGGCGTAGTGGTCGTACATCGTCGGGTGCAACTCCCGACCCATCGACTCCCGCACCACGTCCGGCCCGAGCAGCGCATTGATCGAGCCGGAGGGGAACTCTCCCAGGACGTTGACCTTCACCCAATCATGGTCCCGCCCATAGGTGTTGATTTGCTCCTGTGCCCATTCGATTGAGATGCGCGGGCTGCGCTTCGGATTGTCAGGGTCGCCGGTAATCGGGATCATCTTCCAGAGGTGCGCGTTCTTCTTCGCGGCGGTATAGAGTGGCCCGCTCAGATTCGTGGGATTCCCCGCCTGAATAATGCGATGCTCGCCCCCGATAGTGGCGAGGGTGCCATCCGCAGCATCCATCACGCTGTCCCACATGCCCCCGGATTCATCGAGCGTCACCAGTGTATTGACCGCGTGCAGCCCCGCCAACGTGACGGCCTGCTGGTCAGGGTTCGCCGTCTTGGCCCACGAGCGCGGCGACAACCACCACGTCGCTTCATGGTCGAGACAGTAATAGCTCTCTTGCGTCCACTTGTACTTCGCGGAGAAGTAGGCGGACTTCCCATGCCACAGGGCCAGCTCCGTCCAGAAGTTATCCATCAAGTTATCCCACGAGATGGAACACACCGCCATTTTGGGATGCGAGCGGGTCGCAATGAAGAGGAGATTGGCCCACACGAGCACGGCAGTCTTTCCAGGGCCTTTACAGGCTTGCAGTCCGATCCGTTGAATCGAGGGATCGGCAAAGAGCGTGAGGAATTCTGCTTGCGCGGGGTCAGGCGTCACGCCGAATTGCGAGGTGACAAAATAGATAGGGTCATCATACCAGTGCTGCAATTCCCCCACGAGGGCTTGCACCGCTGGCGAGAGATCAGCCATTCACCACCTTCGGCTCACGTTTCTGAATCAGCTCAACGAGATGTTCGACCGTCACACCGATTTGCACCTTCTGCGTCTCGACCGGCATGTCCCCAGCCAGCCTTGTGTAATCCATAATCGCCCCGCGCTTATCGACCATCTTGAACTTGGTTGTAAACTTCTCGGCATCGACTTCAAACCCGGCAATCGCTCGCCGGGCATGTTCAGGAATCTCGTGTATCGGCTTCGGTTGCCCGTGCTCGTCGAACAAGTCCAAGGGATCAAGCTGGCCGGCGTAGCGCAATTCCTGTAAGCGTTCTTCCAGCGACCAGCGGAGATTCTCAATCACCGGACCGCGAATAGCCTCAATCCTTTGGGAAATCTTCGGGGTTGACTTTAACTTGCACGCCTCTTCGTGGACTTGCTTGTCCTTCATGCCCTTCGTAGCGTAGGCCTTCCGGTAGGCGTCTGACTGGCTCTTCCCCTTGACAATTTCCTGGCAGAACTTCTCTTGCTTGGGGGTCAGCTTCATGGCTGCGCCTCCGTCGGCATCGGGATTGGCCCGGCCCATTCGCCACTCGTGAACGGATCGACAGCCTCAAGCCCGACAATAGGCATCACGTCTAACCGACCATTCTTCTCGATGAGAACATAAGGTCTGGCAAACTGAAGCCGATCTAGATCCCGCCACCAGTACCACCCCGCCTCCGTGGGCTTCACTATCGTCCAAGTGAGGGTGAGAGCAGAGAGCTGCTTGGTTACTTTCTCGCGTTCGTCACAACATTGGGCATACTCAGGGTCATTCAGTACCAGACGATACTTTGCACGCCAATCATCCCGCTCCGCCGCCACCGTGACAAGCTGCTGCCGTAACTGCTCATACATGGCGACTGTCTCACTTCGCCTCAGCTCCACCTCCGCCACGCGATGGCGGAGAGCCGCGTCGGTCTCAATGAGTGCCTGTAAATCGTGATCGCATTCCGGTTCGCAAAGGTGCGATTCTTTGAACTCCTTGACGGTCGCCACCACTTGCTCCCTCGTCAGTTCACTCATGGCCTGCCTCCTTGGCTATGGCGCGGACCGCTTGCGCAATCTGCTCCGCTCCGTCACTCATCCCTTGCCAGTGAGGATCGGCACGATGTTCACCATGTTTATATTCCGCCCACCATTTTGAAGCCAGATTGTCAGCCACCTTTGCCGCCTCCTCTAACCCCTCCCGCCGCCCCTGCGCGTACCTCGTGTATGCGCAGGGGCGCTTTCATTGGGCCGATGGAATCGCGGCGAAGCGCATGGCAAGCGCTTTAACGGGTCGTTGATGGGGCAATGAAGGGGCGCGTGTACGCGGGGGAAGTTAGCCGATTTCATGTTCGGCACCAGAGGGTTCGCTCTGACCGTAGAGGCCACTGTTGATAAGGAGACCGGGCGACAGTAATCTCTATGTCATTCAACGAACCAGGATCACCATGGTCGTACCTGCCCTATTGGCAATCATCCGGACGCTTCTGCGTCTGAATAACTGTTAGAGATCATCAATCCAAGGAGAACTCACTTGTCCGCCAATCTCCCATACGTTGCTTCTCCAGGCTCAATAAAGACGGCGCTAGAAAAGATTCGCTCGGCAGCGACCCCCGAGCGCGTAACCAAGGACTTCGTTACTACCGTCCTACAAATAAAGGGAGGCACGGGAGGAAATATCCCACCCTTTTTCAAACGCATTGGCTTCGTCGGGTCTGATGGGGCGCCCACCGACCTGTATAAGAGGTTCCGCAATCCAGCGACCGGTGGGGCAGCAGTCGCCGATGCAATTCGACTTGGATACAAGGATCTGATTCAGGCAAACGAGTACTTCTATCGCCTGTCAGACAAGGAGTTGCTTGCGTTGATCGTTCAAGTAACGGGTGTCGAAGCAGACAATCGCGCTGCCGCACTCACCTTGTCGTGCATAAAGGCATTGAAGGCATTCGCCAGTTTCGATGGCGCTTCGGTCGCTGAAGAAGAGGTCCAACCACCGCCGCCCAATCAGTATGCTCAAGGACTTTCCGGCCTGCCCGCTCCCCATTCCAGCAACACGCAAGTCGGCTTAAACCTCTCTTACACAATCAACCTGAATTTGCCTGCAACGGCCGATCAAGCGGTGTTCAACGCGATCTTTCGTAGCCTGAAAGAGCACTTGTTGTCCGGCAATGAGTAAGGCCGCGCTGGAACGCATCAAAGCATTTGGGATGACGAACCAAATGCTGGCTGAAGACCTAAGTCGCATTGCGCGTACACATGCGGTTGAACTTGGCCACATGCCGACGGCACCACAAGCTGTGGAAGACGTTTACTACCCGCAGTTTGATGCCGCAGTTCGACGCGAGGCCGCAGAAATGGCGAAGCACTACGAGGTCTTCTATTCTTTGGAAAAGTCGATTCGCGAGCTTGTGGCGCAGACTATAGAAGCGGCAGAAAAGCGTGAGAACTGGTGGGGTTCCGCTCGGGTTCCGACGAACATCCAAACGGACGTAGCAGGCCGAATTCAGAAAGAACTTGATGCGGGGGTGACGAGGCGTTCCCTTGATGAATTGGACTACACGACCTTTGGTGAACTGTCCGTGATCATTGCTGCGAACTGGGATATTTTCGGCGGGCTATTTAACAGCAAGAAGGCGGTTGAAAAAGTAATGGCTAGCCTAAATGCGCTGCGAAATCCAATTGCTCATTGCAGCCCACTTGCCGAGGACGAAGTGCTGCGCTTGCAGCTCACCGTCCGCGACTGGTTTCGTTTGATGGAATGATCTCTAACATCGC